CACCTACATCTCTTTCAAGATTAGTAAGTCTTAATTCGTTTTGATTAATAGTGTCAGTAAGATTTACAATGTAACGAACACCAGTAAAAGTTCCGACTAGGACTGACGCCACAACCGGAACCATTACTATGTTCTTTTTTAATAAATCTACTAAATTCATTACTTAACAATGTAAGCTATAATTAAAACTGCAAATACAAGACATTCAACCTTGTGGTCAGACCAGTAATGCATAGCTTTACTTTTCATTTTATTAATCATTTTTTTTCTCCTCTATTTCATAAAAGAAGTTATCAGTATCTTCTGTTACCCACTGACGACTGTCTTCTACATTCCATTCAGATGTCTGCACTTTCCAATCAGGAATATCATCTTTCACAGTGAAAGAAGGTATGTCCCATATACATCGATTGTTAGGTTGTGCTGCAAAATTACCGTCATCGAGGGCAATTATGTGAGCGCACTTGTGCTCGTGCGGAATCTCTGAATGATCAGTGTCAAGTATATTAGACTCTGGATGTGCAAAGTCAACAGTAAATAAATATTTACCTGCGTGCCATTTCTTATCTTTTCCTATATACTTACCGGCTTGTCCGTCTAAAATATCCCAACGATGAACAGAAGGATAATAAGAAAAACAATTCCAGAGCTGTAGTTCATCAAGTCTTCTTGCGGGCACTCTATGTGGGTCAAATCCCTTTTGAATAAACGCGCTAATTGGTAAGCGATAAAATATTGCACCGTTTTCCATAATAGCATGAAATAATATAGCCCTACCTGTGAGAGCGCTAAGACCAAAGATAATGCAGTCTTCAACTTCTCCCCTATGTTTTTTAAGATCATAAAGATACTCCCTTTTTATTTGTGCGTAAGTTGGTGGTATGTTTACATTCAAATAAGCCATAATTTATCCTCATTTAATACTACCCCAGTTTGGTCCAGATTCAAAGTCAACTTTATTCTTGACCTCAAGAGGTATAGTTTGCTCCATTGTATTTTTTATAAGCTCTGGTTCGTGGTCCGTGATCGAAAAACAAAGCTCATCGTGTATTTGTATGTGTGGTATTATACCTTTTTCATATAGATCAACCATGGCCTTCTTTGTCATATCCGCAGCTGACCCCTGTATCAATCTATTCAAGGCCTTATATGTAAAAGCAGGTGTGTAGTATCTATCAAAATAATCCATGTAATTTGAATCTATCTTGTTTTCTTTATACTTATCCAGCATCTCTGCTTTAAATGCTTCTCTTGCCTGTTTTTCCGTGTACAATGGTACCTCGTTAAATCTATTTATCTCAGGATTCCATTCCTTGTTGGTTGTCTCCCACTTATCAAACCTGCAGAATCTATCGTACAGTGTAAACAGTAATCTATTATCTTTAGCAAATTGTATTAGCTCTTGTGATAACTGACGTACGAAAGGAACTCTTCCATGGTATTCATTAAATAATTCTCTTGCTTGTCGCTGGTCTAGACCTAGCTCTTTTTGTAGTTTAATTTTACCCATGCCGTAAAACAGACCTAGGTTAATTGTTTTTGCCTGTTTCCTGGAGATATTAGCCATGTCAGCGACGATCTGATGAAAATCTGCATCATCCTTGTCAAATTCTTCTTGAAGGTTCTCTGTGCCTGGTAGGCCCAGTTTTATAGCGTAATGCACCACAATACGTGGTTCCTGTTGTGAGTAATCAAAACTACCCCATTTACAGCCATCTTCTGGTATAAACAACTCTCTCATTTTTTGACCTATAAAACCTTTTGCAGGTATCTGTTGTAGATTAGGATTTGACATACTAAATCTACCTGTAACCGTACCACCTGAATCTGATCTGATCTGATTTATATCTGCATGTATCCTACCCTCGTGTACATATTCTAATAATCCATCTATAAAAGTATTTGCTGCCTTGTCATACTCTCTTGCTTTTGCAATCATACGTAGGCATTTGTTACTATGTGTTTTAAGATAATCTTTTGGTAGTTGTGGCATCTTAGATTTAGGAGTGACCTTGTAATCTTTTATGTGTAGGTGATCTAATAATTTTTTAATTGATGCTGCAGCCCAGATGTCAACTCTAACTGTTGTCAAAGATTCAATTGCTTTTAATATCTGTTCTCTTCTTTTTTTGAGATGTCTTCCAAACTCAATCGCTTTTGCGACATCTATTCTAACGCCTTTGAATTTCATGTCAACTAAACATAAAAATAATTTTGTTTCTAATTCAAATATTTGTCTACAAGTTTTTTGTTCTCCATCTTCTTTAATGTATAATACTTCGTCAATTTTTTTATCAAAAAGATTCCATAACTTGTAAGTTAAGTTTACATCTTGCTTTGCATATTCTTTTACAATTGATGCAGGAAGTTTATGCATGTTAGTCATCGGGTCCTTGACTGTGCCCCCAGACCATTCTAAAGTTTTTTGTTGCAGATCGTATTTGTATTTCTCTTCATTAAGATAATCTTTTGATAATGAGTCTAGTGAATATTTAAATCTATTCTCATCAACAACAGATGCAGCTATCATTGTATCAACAATTCTACCTTTCATCTTCATACCTGTTACAGCTCTAATCCAACATACATCGTACATTGCATTGTGAAATACTTTTGTAATGTTTTCGTTTTGAAATATCTTTTCGTTAAGAACATCCCATATCTTTTCATCTCTTTTAAAATCTATAAATATATCAGAGTGACGTAGTGGAAAGTATGCAGTCTCTTTTCCTGTTGCAACTGCAATACCACATATAAAACCATCATTACGTATAGCACCTAGACCTTTTGTTTTAAGATTAGGATCGTATGTTTCTATATCAACCGCAACCGTATCTACATCTTTTAAATCTAAATCAATTGGATGTTTACACATTGTAATCTCTTTCTAATATCATTTCTAAATAGTGTATTGCTTTCTTGATGTCCTCTTCTTTCCCTTTTGCAGAGTGTCTGCATATATACTTAATAGCATTTCCCTCCGCAAAAAGCAATTTATTCTCATTTATAAACTCTGCAGGTTGTATGCTAAATTTTTTATAGTGATTTCCGCCATGCTGTTTGTCCAATGATTTGTATCCCATTCCTTTAAATATACTTTTATCTGTCATCATTTTTTCTCCCATATGTTTTATTTTTATGACAAGGTACACACAACAATTGTAAATGAGAGTTGTGTAGATGATATTCTATCCAAGACTCTTTCATTCCAGGATTTATAAAATACCAAATATCTTCATGACTGTGTTTACTAACGCTCTTTAATAAATATTCTTCATCGTAATTATTTTCTTTTATAAAATTATTAAATAAAGTCATGAACGTAGGATCTTTATGGTCTACCTCTGCATCAAGTCCATGCACTTCAATTCTACATTCATTACAATTTGGCTTAACTTGTTCTCTAAATTGTTTTTTATGTATTTCTACTGCCTTTCTAGCTGCTTGTTTTACTCTGTGCATTTTATCTCCATTCATTAACACACCTGTTCCAAAACAAGTAAACATCCATTTTGCAGCTACAGGAATTTTTTCACCCATACCAGAACTCCAACACCAACCTTTTTCTTTGCATTCTTGACAATCAGTTAATTCATGAGGATCTTTTTGATGTACCCATAAACATATACCTCCTTGACTATCATAGCCAAAAGACCAATTTAAAATTCCTGGACCTATTTTTCTTTGATACCAATCTTTATCATTACATAAAAAATAATCTTTAAATAACTTATCCATAGCACTTTTGGTAATTGCTGTTGTTTCATCTAATGTTTTTCCTAAAGGAGTTTGATTTCTTAATGATTGAAAATGTTTATATGCATCTTCTTTTCTTTTAAAGTCTTTGCCTAATACATCTTTGTATTTCATCGTTCTCCTAACCTCCTTCTAAATTTATCTTGAGTTGATATGGTCCAGCAATCATATTTACCACGACTATAAGCAACATACTTTAATCTTAATTGTGTAAAGTAATCCTCTTTTCTAAATCTAGATTCATCAACTATCACATTGTCAAATGTTAAACCTTTTACTGTGTGTATGTTTGCATACTGAACTCTTACATCTCCTTCTAAATCAAAACCTTTTTGTAATATTTTTTTAATATACAATAGTCTTTTTTCGTAATCTTCTTTCTTACCTCTTTGTATTCTTATTAAACAAAAATCTCTTTCTTGCGATGCTGTTTCTTTTAAAAATTTTTTACTTATTAAGTGATCTATTGTGTATTCTCTGTCTACCCAATCTTCAAAAGTTTCTTCACCCTTACCCCGTACAATAACTTTACTTCCTATGTATTGCCAAAAATCTTTTATTTGTTTAAGTGGCATAGGTGTACCCTTACAAAAATCTGGCCATAGTTTATGACATCTTAATTCTTTTTTTGGTACGTGGGCCGTGTTTCCTACATGTGCAAACTCTATACCATTTTCTTTTAAAAATTTTTTAACCCATGAATCAGAAGGCGTTTGTCTATAAGTAAATAAAAAAGTTTCATTAGTATTTCTTATTTTATCTAACAAGATTTCCATGGCACTACACATGTTTTCTAAATTAGGTAAACGATAATGATTGCCTACAAATTCTGTAGATTTCCAGGTACGTTCGTAACCATAATATTCCCATATCGGTTTTATAATTTTTTTACACAAAGCATTTATTGTTTTTCCGCATCTATGACCTTGTTCTAATTGTTCTGCATTTCTTGATAACTTGTGATAGTAATCAGCATCTGCTCCTGCAAATTCAAATATAGTTTGATCTGCGTCTCCTACCATATAATATTCTTTTGCTTTGGTTGACATTTTTTCTAATGCTTTTCTTTGTGGTACGTTACTATCTTGCGCTTCATCAACTATCAAAGCATCTATGTCTGGTTCTACAGCTTTATCTATAAAATCTCTTATCATGTCATCATAATCACAGACATGGTTGTCGTGTTTATATTTTTTATAATGAACTAACATCTCTTCTATTGAGTTTAGACTGTAAGGTTTGTAAGAATTTTTATCACATGTTTTCCAATACTCTTTTAAAGTTTTACCGGTACCAAAAGCATCTGACAGATATTTGTAAAACATATGTCTATCATTATCAAAATCAGATTCTTTAACCTGTTGTAGTTTAAACAACGATTCTATCATGCACATATTTTTATGATCCTGATAACTAAACTTTTCTTTTCTACCTACTAGTTTACTTTTACAGTATCTATGTATTGTACATATTCTGTATTTAAAAGTTTTCTTGGTTAATCCTTTTTCTTTTACTTCTGGTAATTTTAATATCTCATCTCTTATTTCATCAGCTGCAACGTTGGTGTGAGATAGTATTATTATCTTGTCGTATGTATATTGTTTTAATAACTCTATATATTTTTGAGTTATAAAAGTAGAGGTCTTACCTGTTCCTGGAGGTCCAGATATAAATTTAGGTTCTATCATCTGTTATCTCTTCGTAATTACCTTCTATAATTAAATCTTCTACTTCAAGTTTCTGATTATAAATACGCCACGATACACAAGATTTGTTTTCAAACTTACCGTGATTCTTTTTTGCTTTTAAAATATTTTGACACTTGATGACTAAATCTACTCTAGATAAATTTATTTTCTGTCTATGTAAATAGTCTTCAAACTTATCTAAATTAAATTCTAAAATGTTATTGTTTTGATTATAATAAGGTAAACCAAAATGTGCCAATTCTTTTTTATTTGTATATGCTTTTTGTTCCGAAATATAATTTTTAAAATATTTTACAAATCTTAAATCTTCTTCTGCCTCTTCAACATATTGATCTGATTTTTCTCTTGCCTCATACTTTCTACGCATTATCTCTTCAAAGTCTGCAGGTTTCATTTCTGGAATCCATACAGATGCTTTACTAATTACAGCATCATAAAATAATTTTTTGTTTCTAAGTGTAGGACCATCTACTGTAATTGTTTTTTCTACAGCTTCTCCTTGTACAACTGCATTTATTTTTACAAAATATCTGTCACTACCATACTCTATAATTTGACCAATTGATTGTTTTGCTTCTTCGCTTGTTGCTTCTTGTACACCTATCCAACTAAATAATGTTGCAATTGTTTTTGTAGAACATCCAATAATTTCTGCAAGTTTTGGCATACCAAATTTTCTATTTGCCTTTTTATGTGTAGTGCCTTTTTTCTTTCTCTTTTCTTTCTCCTCGTCTTTTGCTGCTATTGCAATCTTGTAAACAAAATCATCTATATCATCCACACTCCACTCTGTATGTTTTAACAATACACCTGCCATCGCTGTGCAGTAATCGTCTCTCTGTCCAGATCCTGCATAAGTGATACACAACGCTGCTGACAAAGCTATCTTACCAAGATCAACTTTTATGTTACCTGGGTATTCATCTATACCATCGTACTTAACCCATTTTACAATTTCGTTTGTTGTATGATATTTTGTTTCTGGAACTAATGTATATTTGTTTGCTCCATGTCTTATCTCACATAGTGTTGCACCGTGTGGATAATTTTTATAATAATTTTCTAATTCTTTTGGTAATGCAAATTTTTTATAGTCTGATGTACCAGACCAAAGATAATGACTTGATGGATTATTTTTTCTACCAAATATTGCGCCACAAGATTTTATGTGGTCACCTGTAAATCTTTTAACAACATCGTTATCAATATCAAAGTCAATGTATTGATCTAGTCTAAGTCCTATCTGTTTTGTTGCGTGTTCTATTCTCCATTCTTCTTTCGTAATCTTAAAATCCGGGTCGGACCATTTTTCGACCACACTCTGCTTTGTATCGCAGGGTATGATCACCCTTCCCAGATCTA